AGTAAACATAGGTTGATAATTTAGTTTTTCACAAGAAGCACTAATGATATCAGAAGCATATTGTTTATATATTTCTCTACCATGCAATGCTAATTTGTGTAACAAAATATCAACAGTCTTTTTAACACTTTCTGGATCCTTTCCATTACTCTTAGTCCAGTATGGCATATCTAATATACTGTCTAAACTTTGGGCAGCGACCCATTTTGCGATCTCTTCGTCATATCGAAAAGTGCATTTCAAAAATGAACATTCAGTTAAAGACCTATGAGTTAGATGAACACTATCTTTGTCTTCACTGGTGTAAACCATACCAATAAGTGACATTTCAAATGTCATTCTTTCCTGATTAATGCACACTAATTCATCGGATATAGAAACTCCATTGTCATCACCATACACTATTATACGTATTCTAGCTTCCAAAAAATTCATGTCTGGAATAGCTTTGTTAAATCTATCAGGCATTTCCCTTGCCAATATTTTTAACATACAGTATCTTAATATAATATTATTAACGATAGAATTTATTATCGTAGTTAAAGGGTGACCTGAAGGAACACTTCCCATCCACTCATAAAGTAAGCTAAACTTAAACTCTTTAGCTCTATTATAAATATGTTTCGAATTAACTAAATCTTCAAATAAAACACAACGAATCATAACTTCTTCGTCAGTGGAATTATAATAGTAGTCTTCTATAAAATCAAGAGACGTATATAACATAAAAGGAGATTCACTTCCATCGTACTTAGCATAATCTGCGAACATATTGAGATTTCCAACACTGCGTAAATGTTTGACAGTAGTACCCCATTCGTCACTGAATGGGTTCATACCAACACCAACACCATTGAAAATTCGATTGTCTGTCATCCATTGAGTCATACTGCCGTAATACATTCTACAGATTATTAAATAAACAAGGGGAGAAGCACTAAACAAACGAACTTCTCCTTCTTCTACTTTTCGTTTCTTTCTTCTTTCGGCCTTTAGATGATCCATAAACACTACGTCCATTCTTTTGCCTAATTTCATTTGCTCAATAGCTTCGTAAACTTCACATTCTATTTTTTTTGCTTCTGGAGTGTCAAAAGTATATGGACCTTCCATTCCATATGGTATTATCTTCCCGAGACCACGCCATATGTTACCTAGAGGAAAACCAGCTGACGTATTTCTTGGTATCCCTTTATAAACACCAGGTATACCTTCAACCGCTTCTCTGTAAGTTAAAATTCTCGGCTTATCAAAAACGGCTCTAGAACTTTCTCTACAGACATTTGAATAAGACTGTCTAGACAAGTTCAATAAATCATGATCCATAGATTTATAAGGAGGATTATAATTCATTCTGGCCTTCTTCCAAGGATCCTTACCATCAACTTCATAAAGCACAGTTGGTGCGAATTTGGATTCGCCCCAAGAACCATGTAAGGCTGAAGGCACACAAGGATTAATTGTGGATGCACGCATAGATTCTATTTTTCTTACACTAACAAATCGATTATCCTCAGTAAAATCTTCATCTGCTTGGATATTTAACGTAATTTCTTTCTCTACGTCCATTTGTGGAGTTTTGATAGGATTAAAGTTAATGGGTATTATATCGTCTTCAACTTCAACTTGAACATGTTTATACCCTTCATCTTCAAATGATTTGAAAACTAAATCAAAATCTTCTTTGAAAACAGCAACACTATTACCTGCACTAACTCCATCACCACATACATGAATGCCTAAAAATCTGGTTGTGGATCTAGAATCTGCAGAGAATAATATTTCTCCACATTCTCCTACAGTGGTAGCAATGTTATATTCATATGATCTTTCATTAGCATAATGCGAATACTTAAAAGCTCCAACGGGTCTTATCTCAGTCGTATGTAATTTTAATAAATCTCCATTAAACCTTGCCAAAGCACCATGAAAATTTCCAAGAAATAGTTTTTCTTCACGCGTTATTAAAAATTTTGATATATCTCTATGCATATACATTTTTGGAATGAGTGCGTAGATAAGATCAGTATCTCCTTCGAGCTGTAAAAATTTTATATCTTTAAACCTAATCTCGAACGAAGATCCTGGAGTTGTACTCTTTGAAAAAGTTAATATGACTTCTTCTCCTCCTTTTTCTAATTCAGTCCAATGACAAAAGAAATGATGTGGAAAGATTCCCACTCGTCCTTTAACAAAAGTGAAGAATGCTCTTTGACCTTTCTGCGTTTTAATTGAATAATGGTTACACTTTAGCACTGCGCTGACTATATTATCAAAATTAACGTTAGCAGAACACATTTGAACTCCTAGTTTATTAATTATTCTGGCATTAGTCTTGAGTTGAGCTTTACCAACTATCTTCATTTTAGGAAAAACAGATTGTTCAACCTTTAATACAGTAGTGGAAAAGTATCTCCAAGCCATTAATGCTATAGGCAAACTAACAGTCATACAGATTATAAATTGATTGTTCTTCAATATACAAAGAATGCCTTGCGTTGTTTCAACTATTAATTCGGAAGCTAGTTTCATTGCATCTGTAACATCATAATATGTATCTTCACAAGTTTCTAGAAATCCGCGCCAAACTTTATTCATGCGTAATTTAATTTGGTCTAGTTCAGAATTTGGACTCTTTAATTGATGACATTCAACATCCATTTGCGGCTTAAAATTTTTTCGCAAATTTCTACAAAAATCCTCGACTTCAGGTAGTGAATCCAATCTTTTTTGTGATTCTTGTCTTTTGGAGAGATATGTATTAGCCATTAAATCAAGCATATCTCTCCAACCAATTGCATCTGAAGTAACTTCGCCACTTCGTGGATTGAAATAATAAAATTCCATATGCGAAAAATCAGTTATCGATTTATTCTTGAGTTTAATGAGATCTAATCTACGTTCCCATAGATTATCTGTTGTAGCAGTACCTGGTAAGCAATAATTTTTCTTAGGTACCATTATCAATGGAAAAGAAATTCTCCTACAAACAGGTTCAGGATCAATTAAAGAATGAATCATAAGTGTCTTGATATTACCAATAGCTATTACAAATTGTGAGTCAAACATCATACCTTTATCTGCAAGGTCAGCCATATGTACGGGATAAGGCCAACAATTTATAGCCCTCATAACGAATAAATATCCTTCATTAGGTTTTTGTGCACTATCTCGCATAGCTCCAAATTCATCAACAACACAGAAATATTGTTTCCTATAACGATCAAAGTATTCATTCTCAGGACAATAAGTATATTGAAAATCATCTTTTGCTTTGACGTATTTGTCAAACATATCGTCCTTCATAGTCATTGCTGCCAATTCATACATAAGTTGCGTAAGACAAGTAGATTTGCCCACACCTGAAGGTCCTACAATTAGTATTGCCAAAGGTGTAATACGAGTTCCATCATCGAACATACCGGCTTTTTTAATTTCCTTAATGAACAAATTTACTCTACTCTGCAATAATATTGCCTTCTTATAATATTCAGTATACATTGCAGTTTTAGGGATTTTTACAAGCAATTTATCTAAATCGCTTACGATATCTATTATTTTAATAGCTTCATCCTTAGAAAAGGGTAGACCCCTATTAAATTGTTCTAAGTAAGTTTGTGTTTCCTTTGCTATAATATCGAGTTCGGGAAACATA